CAGCAGGCCCATGCCAGCGAAGGGATCGGCGGGCTGCATTTGGCCCATCATGGGCGCTGGTTGCCCCATAGGCATTCCAGACTGCATGGTGCCGCCTTCACCCGCGCGCCGAAACCCAAGCAGGCGATCAGGTGAATACGGCGCAACAGATACCGCATCACCTTGGTTTCCGCCCAAAACAAGGATGTTCCCCTGCGGGTCATAGCCTTTGAAAAATCCGACATGCCCATATGGACCAGACGGATCGCCGCGCGAAAAGACAGCTAGGTCGCCTTCTTGCGGTTGGTCTACAGGCTGACCCCAATTCAGGAAAGAGCGGGCCATATTTGACCCCGTTCCCTGAATGCCAGTTTGCTGCAACGTAGCATTCACAAATGCAGCGCACCACGCTGTAGTGGCAGGGTCAAGGTTTGCGCCGCCAGTCGCCAAATAGTCTTGCAGCGCAGCGCGTTGGCCTTGTTCGTCAAGACCCATTTGCTTTGCGGCAAGAGACAGTGCGGCGCTTTGATCAATCATCAGAGCTGCCCCAGCCCCAGCGACAGATAGTTAAACAGCCCCGGACGCTGCGATTGCGTCGTGGTAGACCCGCCCTGCGGCATCGCACCAAGGGCGGCCAGAGGCGCGGACAGCGAAGCCATCGGTGCGCCCGTGTAGCCAGCGTATTGGCCACGCGCGGCGTCGATCAGTTGCTGCATCAGGGCCTGCTGCATGGTGCCTTGCTGCATCTGCTGCTGGTTGATGGCCTGCCCGAAGCCGAAGCCTTGGCCAGCGAGGTTCGACATCATCTGCTGCTGCTGTTGCGCCGCACCGAGCGCCGTGTTGAAGCCCTGCTGCCGCTGTTGGGCTGCGATGTCACCGAAAGCCCGCCCGTAGTCGCCCAGCATCGTTCCTTCGGCCACGCCCTGCCGAGAACCGCCGAAAGCGCGGGCTGCGGTTGCCTGCGCGCCAAGCTGGTTCTGGGCGATCTGCGCCTGACGAGCCATGTCCATGCCCGTGCGGTTGATAACCTGCGAGGTATACGGGTTCATGAACTGGCCGATATTCGGCCCTTGCAGCGCGGTGTTGTATGCGCCTGCTGCCTGCCCGAAGACGCCCTGCCCAGCGGGCTGTGGCATGGGCTGCTGCACGTTCTGCGGATTTCCTGCGCCTGCCATGATTTATCTCCTTGACGCCTTTGCCGCATTAGAGCCTGCCGCGACCGTCCGAGGGCCAGCGGGCGTGTTGATCGTCACCGTCTGCGGCTTTGATACTGGCCGTGCGGACGTGGCAATAACAGGAGCAGGCGCAGGCTTTGGCGCCATTGCCCGCGTCACCGTGTTGATGATGTTGCCCGTCGGGCCGGGAAGGTTGGTGCCAGCAAACCCGCCGCTCATCGGGTCAGGCAGGCCGAAAGACCCCGTGCCACCACCACGCGAAACAGGCGTCCCCATGCTGAGACCGCCACCACCACCGCCGCCAGAACTGCCGCCAGAACGCGCCCAGTCAAACCCCTGCGGGCCGGGGACGGGTGCAGGAGCAGCGCCGCCCATGCTGAACGGATACTCAGGCGCGGCACCCGTGATGGGATTGATGAACATGCGGTCCATCGCTGCCACCTGACCAGGCATCGCAGCGCGCAGGGCGTCAACCGACTGCTGATACAGCGGAGCCGAGGAGTAACCTTGCAGGCCGCCCGCGAACGTCTGCGCTTGCGGCATCCCAGCCATCGGATCGGCCACGCCGGGAAGCCCGAAAGACAGCGCGGCCTGATTGGTGCCTTGCAGCGCCGCCGTCTGCATAGGCGTCATCGCGGCGACATCAGGGCCGAAATAAGGCGAAAACCGAAGCTGCGCGACCTGATCCGCGCGGGCAAGGTTCTGCTGTGCCGCATTTTGCAGCCATGCAGGAATTTGCACCTGACTTGTGGTCGATCCGCCTTTGCCGCCGCCGCTCATTCGAAGTCCCTCTCCATCGTGACCAACACAGGCTTAAAGCCGTGCTTGTCCAATACGCGCTGCCATCCAAACCGTCCTGACAGCGTTAGGGAAGTGCAGCCCTGCGTCCTGCCCCAAGCGATTGCGCTGTCTATCATGTCGATGATCTGATCCAGATCGCCGGAAGCCAAAAAGCAGTGCAACACGCGCTTCCGAGGATACACGATTATCTCCGTTACCGCAACGCCGCGAGGGGCTGGCCAAAACTGCGCCCTGCCCGTGGCCACCAGATCGACCACATCCTCGAAAGTGTGCGTCCCGCCGCCATATTCCAACGCCGCCTCGATCATCTCACGATAGTCGTGAATGTTCGGCGTCATTGCTGCACCCTGTTGATGGCAAGCGTCACCGAAGGCGATGCGGGCGCGTATGCCGTTGCCGCAACGGCCTTCAACGATCCGCTGGTGCTTGTCGTGGCCCACATGGCATTTAGCACGTCGCCCGCAGCCATGTTGAAGATAGCCGTCCGGGAAACCACGATAGTCGCGCCGTTGTTGTGCAGGCTGGCCACGATGGTCGAACCCACAACGTCGACCGTGTTGATGCGCGGCCAAAAGCGGAACTCGATGGTGCTGGCAGACGTGCTGGAAATCTGCGCCGTAAAGGCGATAGAATACAGTCCAGCTTCGACGAAGGTGATCTCGGTCAGCGGCGATCCCGTCAGCGTGATGCCCTGCGACGAGATGTTATCCAGCGCGATTTTGTAAGCCGTATTGGCCGCCGCCGCCGTAATGTCCGCGTCTTGGCTGAAAATCGCATAGCCATCGGCCAGCACGATCTGCCGGAACTCTCCACCCTTGGACACGACGGGATAGCCGTTGACGCGATCCCACAGGATAATGCCGTCTTCCTTAGCTGAAGACGACGCTTCCTTGGACGCAAGTTGCGACAGCGCCTTGGCGAGATACCGCCGCAAGTCTTCTGCCCAAACCTGCCAACGCTCACCGATGACGGGCGGAGACTTCACCGCAAGCCTCCCGGCTTCATGTCAAGGCGCGGAATACCAATCCGCCAGTCAGCGGCTGTGCCGTTGATCCGCATCCGAACCTGCCTGCCCGTGAACCGCACGTCGGTCGGGTTAGCCATGCTATACGGCCCGTAAGACCGCTCGGTGTCGTTGGGATGAAACCGCGTCTTGAACGTTGCCGTAACCTGACCCTGCGTTTTTTCATCCGGGATCAGCATCGTGCAGACAGCCACGTTATCGCCCGCGCCGATCTCAATGGGACCGCTTTCTGCGTAGATGCTTGCCCCGCCGTAAGCCGTCCCGGTTTCGTGGTCGTATGCCTGACCCGTCGCATCCAGCCAAATCGGTGTCGCAAACACGCCACGATCTACGCCTGCCGTGCGGGACAGCGAACCCAGAGACCAGTGGCTTTCTTGGTAGTTAAACGACACGTAGAGGTCGCATTCGGTCGATCCAGAGGACGGGTAAAACCACCAGATTTCCGAGTTTTGCGCGTTGGAAACGGCCCAAATCTGGGAGCGATAGGTGTTGTTCAGGTTGGTGAACACGTAGTCCACGACTTCGCTGGGGACTTCCTGCACGGTGCCGCCAGCGTAGACGAAGAACGAACCGTTCCCCATCCAGAACACGCCCTGATCGACCACGGCGGCGGCCTTGCGAGAGATAACGCCACAGGCAGAGCCAACGCGCTCGAAACCGTAGACAAAGGGCGGCCCTTGATACGTTGCCGTATGGGCATCGATGTCAGTCAGGATCAGCGTCTGACCGCGCGTGCGGACCGCTTGCATGATCTGGCCGCTGGTTTGCAATTCCAGATCGCCCGCTTCGTTGGTCGCGGCGGGCGTCCACAGTTCACGGTCTTCTCGGTCGGACCACTGCACCTTGCGAGGGTTTCCGCCTGCTCCGAGGGCGAACAAGAACCGCTCCTCGGTGACGATCAGGCCAAGGTTTCCCGTGGGCGCATTGGGGATGGTGACGCCGTTATTGGCAACGTTCAAATCCCACGCATACAAGTCTCCGTCCGCGTTAGAGCAGGCCACCAGTTCCTCGCCCCAGTTATCCAAGGACCAAGTGGTGGCCTCTGTGTAGCTACCCGTGTCGGGCCGCGGTGTGCCGAAAGCGCCAACGCCAAACAGCCCGCCGCCGAAACCTAGGTTTTGCGTCGCGACCACGTTTCCAGTGGTCAGCCCAGCAGGCGTGATGTCTGTAACCGTCCCGGCCTGCGAAATGGCATACAGCTTGTCCCACATGCCGACGGCCAGGTAACGGGTGTTGCTTAGGTCACGCCAAGCGTGCATCCCGCGCGGAACGGCGTCATTGATGTCAAACCGCGCTTCCCAGCCGCCAACGGGCCGCATCGTGCCGTCCGTCCAGCGCACCAAAGACGTGTCACGCCAACGCCCCGCAGACTGCATGTCAGTGCCGTTGCGGTAGACACCAGGGGGAAGCTGAAGCGGGACGAGCGGCATACATTAAACCTGCGCGTAGGTCTGGAAGAAATCGTCGTGAGAGGGCCGAGGTGGAACGAGAAGCATGGCTATCCCTTTATGCTGAGGATTATGCACCAATTTCGCAAACCAAATACACACTGCCCCCTGAGAATGTCCCGCCAGAGATCGTCATGTTTACAAGGTCACCCGAGAACGTAACAGTCCCCGACCCGATGTGACCACCATTTGAACCAGCCGCACCGCCCGTCCCTGCCGCAGAATACATCCATATGCCGCCTGCAAACCCCTGAATTCGACCGAGACCATACACTGCCGCACCTGCCGTCCACGGTCGAACCGGGAACCCGTTTGTTACGTCAGCTTGGTTTGTGGCGTTTCCAAAATATCCAGTCAGCCCGGATGTGTAACCTGTAGTTACAACACCAGTGGACGGCCCCACCTGAAACACCATAGTATTGGTGCTGCACACAACACCGCGATACCAAAGGTCGATGGCAGCAACATTGGCCGGGATGCCCGTGATGGCAACGGATGTTCCAGAGGTTGTAGCAAATGGACCAAGGAG